TTAACCAGAAGAAATCGGCTGGCTGGAACTTCTTTTCTTCTTTTCTGGGTTAGATATTTCCCGCCCTTTCCAGTAAGTTTCTCTAACATTGGCCCGAATTTAGCCACTTCACCTTTTTCTCTGCCTGCCATATTTTTAATTCTTTCTATTTTGGTTGCTGGTATGCCTATCGGCTAAATAGCAACCCTCTCAAAATAGAAAAAACTTTTACCGCTCTGCGACCCTGTCAGAGCTATTTATTTTTTTCTTGTAATTCTTCCATCTTTTGATAAGCCCTGTCTTTTTCTTTTGCCCACCTTTCCACCTGAAGAATTACTGATTTATAGGCTTTAATGTATCCTCTGCCTTCAGGCATCTCTTCTTTCTGGCATTTAAGGATGACTCCGATATTGGTATCAATCTGGTTTTTTATCCAGCTTTCTAATATTTTCCAGCCTTCCATTAAAGTCATTTCTTCTATTGCCTGACTTTTTTGGATTCTCGCTTCGTATTCGGCAATTTGTTCTTTTTTTGATTTTTGAACAGCCATAATTTTACTTTTTTATTAAGGGAATTGATTTTGGTAAAGCCTCAGCTGTACCGCCGGCGGTTTTCGGAACAGTTGGCGGAACTTTAGTAGGAACAGCCGGTGTTTTTGGCATTATCCTACCGCCAGTCTCTTTGGGTATTAAAGGAATTATTGAAGGAAGGGTTTCGGCTTTTCCCTTCTTGATTTCTTCTGGTTTAATTTCTGGGGTTAAAATCTCCTCTTTGTTTTGAATATCAAAGGCTGACAAAAGCATTTCCTTTAATTTCTTCTGGTTCACATCCGGATCTTTGCCCAGCATTTTGCTTACCGCTATAATCTGCTCTCTCTGATAGGCTTTATTGATTAAGGGCCAGGGGTCAATTTCAACTTTAATGTCTAAATTGCTTTTAATTTCCTCCGGCTTAAGGGTTTTAAACTGATAGCCTTTTTCTCCAGTAATTCTTATTGTTCTCTTTTTCTCGGCATTGTATTCTTCCATCTGCAAAAGCATTTTCACTATTCTTTTTATTCCCATCTCGCCTATCAGCTTAATTTTTAGAGCAAATCTTTGGTTAGCTTCATTTATCAGGGTTAGAATACCGCCATAAGTTTCAGAAAACCCCTTAGCCACCTGTCCTCTGGTAAAATCAGATATGCCGGAAGTAACTTGAATGTCCTGTTTAACAATGTCTTCCTCTTGATAGCCGGTTGGGGCTTCCGGGCCGGCTTCAATCACCTCTACTTCACCGGCTTTAGCGTGAATAACTCCTGATGGCTGCCAAATCAATTCGTTTTCATCAACTTCAGAGTCAGGATCAATCCGCCACATTTTATCCATTGTTTGTTCGGCTGAATCCATCCTTCTATTCCTGATATGGTTTCTTTCGTATTGAAGCCCCTCAATTGGCTCTATTTCGCCGATAGCCCAATATTCCTTAGGAACGGGCTGATCTTTAATCTCAATAAAGGGAAATTCGCCGTCTAAATACCAATAAGGGTTAATGTCATCCCGAATAACCACATTGTCATTGGCCAAAACTATCAGCCTTCCCAATGGATATTTTTTTGAAGAACGAAAATAATGCTCTCTTATCTCCACAAATTTCTCTTCAATCGGTTTTTCTGAACTGCCTCCTTCCGAAGTTAAAATCCTTCCTCTCTGCTTGTTGCTTAAATCGTGAATCCGCCACCTCTCGCCGATATAGTTATCCTCAATCTTTTTTCCTTCAACACATTGAAGATTTTTATAAATACCTTCCCGATTTTCTTTTAATTCCTCTTCGGTCAAATAAATCTTATGAATAACATATTTTGCCTTTTTAATAATTGAAGCGTCGGGGTCAATAAAGAAAGAGAATTCATCTACGGTTTCAAATTCGGGATAGCTTTCAGTAATCGTTTTGTATTTCCCGAAAATCAGCTTTCCAAAGGCATTCCTTCTCGGCACTTTCCTTTTTTCTTTAATCCATCTGCCCTTAATCGGAGAAGTGCCGTAGATAAAGCACTGCTTAAACAAATCAACCAATTCAATGAACATTTCCATCTGCTCCCAACGGTAATCTACCAGGGTTTTAGTCGGCTCAACGAACTTATCGTCTCCTTTTTCTCTTGGTAAAAGAACTATTTTAGGCTGGTTTAAAACCACTCTGGGGGTTAAAGTTTCGATAATGGAAAAAATAACCGGGATAAAAATATTGTTTCTGAAAGGCCATTGTTTTTCTTCCTGAATGTTTCGGTAGAGGAAGTAATATCTTAAAAATTTGTCGAAAATAGGGCTTTGATAAACTTTGGCTCGCTTGTGGGCTTCTTGGGCCGATTTTCTGGCCTCTGCTTCTTTTTTTGTTGGCTTGTATTCTTCTGCCATAGGTTTTAATAAAATGCCGGTCCCATATTTTGATAAATTCCTTTTTTAACTTTCCAGTAATATAAGGGGTCAAGCCTTGGGTCTCTCGGTCTTTTTCTGCTTCTTCTTTCCTCTCCGCCTTCATATTTTAGGGACATCAGCCCGTATCTAATTGCATCAACAGAGTGATCTTCCCCCTGGCTGTCTAAATCTTCGGGATGACTTTTATCAAAAATCATTTGGGGCAAAGTTCTAATTAAATTGGGGCAGGTTTCAAATATCTGTAATTTGGCGATTTGCTTTCCATTTTGGCCGGTGTAGGGTTTTAAATAATCTCTAAATTTCGCCCAGCCGGCTATCCTGTTGTTATCTCCGGCAATGATATTTAAACCCTCTCTTTTTATCGCATCGGCCCCGGCCTCTCCGGTGGCCCCTGATTTGGCAAAAATAGAAGGATCAAATACGCAATATTTTATGGCTTCATTCCCCGGCGTTAAGGCTTTTATTTTCTGAGCCAAATCCCGATGGGTTAAACCTGCTTCATAAAGCTCTCGATAGACAAATATCTGGCCGTCGGGGTTTATGGCGCACCAATAAACTGCCGAAGGCGCAGAATAACCGTAGTCTCCGCAGATAAACTTTTTCCACTCAAAACTAATATTGAAAAAAGGACAAATGTGGATCTCCTTTCTAAACTCTTTAAAATACTGACCGGCAAATAAATCCCAATCTCCTTCCACATAAGCTTTCCGTAAATCCTCGGGAAGGCTTTTTAAGGATTCGAAATATGAACTATCTAAATGAGGGTTATCTTCAACCTTTGCTGGAACAAAGAAGAATTGGTCAGCCTCTGTTTCATTTGGGTCAAAAATTCTATCTATCCATAATTTCTTAACCCAATCGTGTCCTATTCCGCCGGGGTTAGTCCCAGCAATAAATTTTGTATCTTTAATTCCCGGCCATCTTAATCTTGTTCTTAAAAAGCCGAAGGTTTCTTTTTTGTTCTTGGTTAATTCATCAATGGCAATTGTTGCAAACTCGGCTGAACCATATTTTGAAGGTTCGTCTAAATTCCTGAAACAAATTACTCCTGACCCATATGTTGGTTTTAAGGTAAACTCGTGGTTAGATTCGTTGCTTTCCCCCAACCAGCTTGGAAATTCATACTTTATCTTTGAAATCTGCCTATCTTTTAAGGAAGGGTAATCCTCGCAGAACATCCCTACTCTTACTCCTCTTTTCTCATAACCGCTTTTTTCAATTGGACCGCCGAACAAAAGCAGAAATTTTATCAAACACCACCTCAACCAATAACTTTTTCCTCCGCCCATTGCTCCACCATAAAGCACGTATTTATATCTATTCACCGCCTCAAAAGCCTCTCTTTGTTTGGATGTCGGGTGAACCAACTCATCAAAGTCTAAATTCCTCATAAATTGACGTTTATTAAAATGGGCTCTTCGGTTTTTAGGGTGGTTTCCTTCTTGTCAGCGTGCAGTTTATCCATTATCCTCAGACCTACTTTTATCTTTCTATCCATAACATTCAGTTCTTTTTCAGAAATAATGTTTTTCTTATACAGTTCTTCGGCTAATTTCAAAAAACTATTCAAAAGCCTCCTCATTTTTTCGAGTTGCTTCTTTTCATACTCATACCCCTTCCTTCTTCCACCCCTATTTCCTTTGGCAAATTGGTTTCCTTTTGGTGCTGCCATAAATTAAACCTTTTTGCGCCGATCCCGACGCCGTTAGGGTTTTAAGGTCGCCGACGTCTCGACCTTTCTGGGGACCGGCACGGGAATCAAAAACTCCCCCAAATCAGCGAATTGGCAGATTCGGAGGAGCGGCGCAAGAATTCTTAAAGTATTAATAAATGCGGTTGATTGGGTTGATGGGAAGGGGGAATTCTGTCCGCCCCTCCGACTGCCAGCTAACGCAAAAGCCCGCGTCAGCTTGAACACATATGTTGTGCTCAGGAAACGCGGGCTTCTTATTTCACTATAACACGAAAATTGCTTGTCAAGGGTAAATTCGGATTTTTCGGATTTTTGGGCAAATCAGTTTGTTTTCTCTTGCGCTTTCGTTAGAGCAAGTTCTTCTATCTGGCGAACCCGCTCTCTGGTTATTCCGAACTTCCTGCCTACTTCTTCCAAGGTCTTTCCCTTCCCAGTGCCTATGCCAATGCGGAATTTAATAATTTGCTGGCTCCTGTCGCTTAAGAACCTTAAACCCTTTCTAAGCAACCTTCTTCTGTTTTCTATCCCCATT